TGGCAAATATTCGATGAGCCTTTTCGGGATCTACAACGAATTACTCATATGGGTCACGGGACCCGACTGGACTGGTGAAAGTCTGGGCCACTGGGTAAAGTGTCGGATCAATGAATGTTCACGCGGCGGAATTGTTCATTTTTACTGGGGCGACCAGAAGCGTTTCGAAGCACACAACGGTGCAGGTTCTACCGACACTGTTGCTGGCGCTCTCGGGACGTCTTCTAACCGGATTGATTTCCAGCTCGGAATCAAGAACATGGGCCAAATCAGGGGAAGGGGACAGAAGGTCCCCATCAAGTTTAGTGTTGACGACAAACTGGACTCTGGCGCAGCATTCACTTCTTACCACTCAATCATACGCAACATGATTGCCACCTGCCACGCTTTTGGCATCCCAGTCAAAGGCAACTTGGCAGGCGCAATCAATGGCGACGACTATTTCATTATAGCTTCGAAGCTGTTGCTGTCACTGCATGAGTTCCAAAGTAAGCAACTTGAACTAGGCTTTGAGTGTTCCATGAACCACAGCACCTGTATATCGGATGTGACGTTCTGCCAGAACGGATTTTACAGTGTGGGAAACACCCTCATCGCCGGCCCCCTCATTGGGCGAACCCTTTCCAGAGCTCCGTACTCTGCTTCCGAGCACCGTATGGATGCACTGGGCATCGCCCTGGGTAATAGAGCAATATGCTCCCACATACCTATCCTTTGGGAATATTATGAGAGAGTTGCTCAACTTGCCCCAGAAGGTACTGTTGAAAAGTTCAACAAATACAAACTTCAAAATTCAGGAGACGCCGAGGCTGACGAAGCGACTTGGGCCTACGTACACAAACGTTATGGCCTTTTACCTGGAGACCTTGAAGATTTTAAAGGTTTGTTGAGAAGAGTAAAACACTTAGGATCCCTAGCCGTGTGGCCCCATTTGGAGAGGGTAGCTGCACTGGACAAGGATGCCTAAGGCCCAAATCTCGGCATTGCCGAGGGGCGACTATGAAAATCCAGCTTAGAACTGGTGCCCCTTTAGTCTGACAGCTAGAATTGGGTGTTTTGCTTTCACCCGATTTTGTACATACATTAAAAGATTCGAAGAGACCAATTTTCGTAATAAACTTTTATCAAATGACTAATAATAAACAAAGCAACAAAAAGCGTAAAAATAACACTAGAAAGAATGTTCCGCAGAACGCTCCTCGTGTCACGATCCGCAAACGGCCCTCGCCTTTATTGGTGCGGACGGTTTGTAGTCAGATTGACCCGTTTTGTCACCATGCTAATGGTGCTCGTCTCATCCGTGGGAACACTACTGAATCGTTTGCTATTCAATTACGGCAATTCGGCGGTGTGACCACTTTTGCGACCGGCAACCAATATGCGTACATCGCTCCGGTGATGAACTCCGCTATTGGCGTAGGTGCGAC